CGCATCCTCGATCGCGCGGCCCTCGAACGCCGCCACATCGGCGGCGTCGACCAGTGTCACCGAGACAAACCGCAGCGAGCCGGCCGGTGCCACGTCGTAATAGACGCCGTTCGGCATCAGCGACAGCAGCAGCGCATCGGCGCCGAGCGTCGCGATGATCGCATTGGCGATCGCCGAGGTATCGGCCGGCGTCATACAATCGCATCCTCACCGGACGCCTCGAGGCCCTGGCGCTCGAGCAGTGCCATCAGCGTCGGATAGAGCGCGCGGCGCGCCTGCGCCATTGCCGGCCGAAAGACGTTGCCCGGTTTCATGATGCCGCGGCTCGCGCCGCCTTTGGTATGTCGGACGTTTCCCCGCGAGCCGACTTCCCAGATCGAGGCGTCGGCGGCGAGATTGCTAATCCGCACGCCGGCGCCGAATTGGGTATTCCCCTCGAGCGGCATGATGATCACGCCGGCGCGCAGCCGGCCGGTATCCTCGGGATACGCGGCTTTCATCGCGGCGACGGTTTGCATCCCGAGCCCATAGATGATCTCGGCGGCCTCACTCGTGAGCGCGACCGGCATCGCGCGGAGCTGCTCTTTCATCTCTTGCAGGCCGGCCCAGGACATGCGGACCTCGCTCACGGCACGATCTCCGTCGCGAGGACCTCGAGATCGAACCCGCGGCCGTCAGGATTGGTCAGGCCGGTGACGTTGGCCGTATGCGCACGGCCGGCCGTATCGGTCCAGGCGAGCTGCGTCTGCGTCGAGATGTCGGGATGAAACGGCAGCAGGACGACGAGCGCCTGGCGCGCGAGCACGGTATCGGCATTGAAGCGCTCGAGGTCCCCGAGCGCCGCCGGCCGAATATGGCCGATGAACGGCGCCGGCGCGATGACGACCGGCGCGCCTGGCGTATAGCTGCCGTCCCCATCCGGCACCGGCGCGCCGGGATTGCGCGCGGTAATCGCGAACGTGAGGCGCGCGCCGGTGGCGACGTGGTAGGTCGACATCAGGCGCAGGCCGGATCCCGATACCGGCGCAGAATGTTCGTGATGACGTGCGAGAGTTGCCCTTGCTCGGTGTCATGATCCGGGCGATCGGGCCCTTGGTGGCGCTCATCGTCGCCGCGGAAGCGCCAGAGCTCGCCGAGCTCGAGCAGGATCGCGGCCTGCACGATCGGATCGTCCTCGGGAATCTGGCCGCGCGGCGGCGTCACCGGCGCCGGCGGATCGGCCGGCGGCCACGTCGTCCAGTCCGGCGGCAGAACACTATCGCGCGGCGCCGGCGCCGCCAGGGGATTGATCGCCGGCGGAATCTTGAGATAGTCCACGATGATCGCCTCGGCGGCGAATAGTTTCAGCGCGAGATCGGCCTGCCGCGGATCCGGCGGATCGGTATCGAGCACGATCGGCAGCGCGAGATGTTGCACGGCCTGCTGTAACGTCACGCGCGCCATATCAGCGGCCTCGGAGCCCGTCATAGACCTGCTGCCAATCCTTGCCGGCCGGGCCCATCGGTCCGCGCTCGCCCGGCTTGCCGTCCTTGCCATCGCGGCCGCACTTGACGCAGAGGCGCCAGGCCGCGGCCGTCGCCACGAGGCCCGGCCGGCCCGTCGTAGCGGCCTGGCAGGCCCAGAGCGAGCCCCCCCACGTCACCACATCGCCCGGTGTGTAGTTCGTGCCCTCGAGATAGACGCCGCAGTCCCGCAGGAACGGCAGCTCGAGCGGAAACGCCTTGACGCGCGCGCCGGCGGCGAAGCGCAGCGTAACGGTATGGCCGGCCTGCTCGACGGCGAGATCGTCAAACCCGAGCCCATCGGCCCCGGCCGGCCCTGGCGGCCCCGGCACCGGCGGCCGCGCCTCGAGCGCCGCCAGGCCGAGCTCGAGCCGGACCTCGGCGGCCGCCAGGCGCTCGCGCAGAGTATCGAGCGCCACGAGCCGCGCCTCGAGGCCGGCCAGGCGCACGGCGAGCGGCTCGAGGCCCCGCTTGATGGTGCGGACGAGGACGGCGCCGAGCTCGTCAGGCGACATGGACAAACTCGAGCGCCTCGAGCGCCTGCGCGGCCGGCGTGAGATCGAGCGCCTTGACCGGCACCGGCGGTGGCGTGCCCGGCGGCACGGCCGGCGGCGGCGGCGCCGGCTTGGCGAACGGCTGCGCCTTGTCGCGCTCGGCGAGCGCCGTCAGCGAGTAGTACTGCTGCTGTACCATCGGTGCGTCGCCGCCCGGTGTCGGCCCGGCACCGAAAAACTTCCGCCGCGCCTCGTTCGGCGAGAGCGTGCCGGCGCTTTTCGCCGCCGCCTCGGCGCGCGTGCGCGTATCCATCCACATGAGATCGTCAATATCGAATTCGGTCCCATACTGCTGGCCGTTGACCGGCCCGAGCAGGCCGAGGCCGGCATCGAGCGAGGTTTCCAAATTCGTGAGCAGCGATTGCAAGCACTGCGCGTAGTACTGCTGCAATAGCGGCTCGATGTTCGCGTACGGCGGCGGCGGCCCCACGCCGATCATGTACGGCGGCACGTGATAGCACGAGCAAACGTTATCCGCCGTCCATTTCAATTGATCGATGAGCTGCGCGTCGACGGCGTTCATCGTCATCGATTCGTACTTGAGCCCATCGCCGAGGACGGCCACCTTGCCGACATTGGCGCCGCTGTAGTGCGTGGCCCAGTACTCTTGCAGCCGCTTCGCCGTCGCATCGGCGATCGCGCCGGGCGCGGTGAGCACGCCGCCCGGCCGCGAGCCGTTGGCGAAAAACTTCGTACTGGCGCCTTGCATCGAGATGCCTTGATAGGCCGCCATGCCGCAGGCGTAGATCGGCGACACGCCGATGAGCGGATGGTAGAGCGCGATCATCGTGTCCTGAATAATCTCGCTCGCCGGCACGGTGATCGTGTCCTCAAGCTCCGAGAGCAAATCTTGATCGAGCCGGTAGTAGACCGCGCCATCCGGTGCGATGAGCGGATGCACGCGCAGCGGATGCAGCACATAGAGCGCCGTCACCACGCCCCGGTTGTCGCGCTCTTTGAGAATGTAGGCGTTGCCCCAGATTAGTTTCGAGACGATCCACTGCTCGATAAACTTGACGATCGTCTGGTAGTGATTCGGCTGCCGCAGCACCGGCGAAAACGCCGCCGAGCTCGTCTCCGTCCAAATCCCGTTTTTGTCCTGCACCACGAGGCGCAATTTCAGCTTCGCGATATCCGAGGCGATGAGCGTGACGCAGGCGAACACGGCGTAATAGCTGAGGACCGTATTTGGCGCGATGGTGACGTTCTGCTGCCAGGCGCCGGCGAACGATTCGCGGATGATCGGCCACCAGCCGCCGCCGAGGTCCGCGCCGCTGCTCATCACCGGCATAGCGGTGACGTTCGCCGGCGTTTTCGGCGCCGTGTCGCGCGTCACCGTCAGCCCCAGGATCCGCACGCGCGCCTAGCCTTTGGCTTTCGGCCGCGGCCGCGGCTCGCGCTCGGGGAGATCGTGATCGGGATGCGCGCCGCGGTGCGGCTCGGGATGCACGCCTGGCCGGCCGGTGCCGGGGAGATCGTGATCGGGATGCGGACACAGCCGCGCCACGCCCATCCCGAGCAGCGACTCGGCGAACACGGCCGGCAGCGCGTACCGCTCGCCGACCTCCCGCACCGGCCCATCGTAGGGATAGCGGTGCGGCGCGATCACTTCGACCGTCACGAGCTCGGGATCGTCGGACATGGGGAAACCCTCCGAGGGAAAGAGGCGAAACGCCGGCGACGCCTCGAGCAGTGATCCGCTCGCCGCGCCGCCGGTGTGTCGCCGCCGCGCTATTTACGCGGCGACATACGTCTGCACGGTGTACTGCACCGAGCCGGCGCGCGCGCGCTTCCAGTTGATGATCCGATCGGCGCGCAGGCCGACGAGATTGTTCTGCCAGAGCGAGGTATGAACGACCGTCGCATCTGGCGGATTCATCGGCGCGGAGTCCATCTGTACCGACGCCTCGCGCGAGACATCGATCTCGATGCCGCCCTCGTCCGCCATGAGGATGCCTTCGCCGTTGATCATGGCGACGGTGGTCCCGAGCGATTGCGACGTGATCGCCTGATAGCCGAGGATCGAGCCGCCCGTCGCCGAGAGGCCGGGGAAGAGCGGTTGCCCCAGGGGATTGAGCGCCGAGCCGAGCGCGAGCGCGTTTGTCTCCGACATCAGGACGACGGCGTTCGCCGTCGAGATGTTGAGCGCGAGCATCGCCGCCGCGAGCGCTTGGATGTCCGTCCGGCCGTTGCTCGCCGAGGTGCCGGCCGAGGTGATCGGCGTCACGCCGTTGGTCACCGAGCCCGGCGAGACGTTCGCGACAGGCGCGCGCGCCGGATTGGTGAATTCGACATCGAGAAACGTCGCGATGCCTTTCATCATGTCATTGCGGATGATGTCCTCGGCGCTCGGCGAGCTCGTGCGCGCGAGCTCTTCCGAGATGACGATGATCCCGGCGCACTTCGCGATCGCGAGCGTGACGGTGGCGAACGCCAGCGCGCCGACCGGTTTCGGCGCGCCCTGGCCGACCCACTGATAGAGGCCGCCGCCGGTCTGCTGCGTCACCGAGATATTGAACGGGACATGACGGAATCCGGGGATTTTGCCGAGGACCGTCAGCGGCCGCAGCAGCTCGAGAAATTCCGAGGCGAGCGGCATCAGCGGCGCCAGGGGACCGGCCCATCCGGGATCCGTGGTCGTGCCGCCGCCCA